GTCTATGATTATCTCATAATCAGTTACCTTCCCTCGTGGGTTCGGTATATTAAATCTTATTTCTGGGAATTTGGCCGCGTAGCCCGGGGCACTGAAATTAATTGGAACCTTAACAAGCTCAGCTAAACCGCGCCCCATCGATGAACTCCATCTTTGCGTTTGGTCAGCTAAATATACCTGAGTCTGGCCGTAAAGAAATTTACCAGTGACAGATACAGTCGTGCCCGGGGCACCACTAGTTGGAGTGAACCCACTGATGATCGGATCCTGCGCGACGAAAAAGTACTGACCAAGATTATCTATGTCTCCAGTGACTGTACCAAACTGCCCCTTAATCGCTGGACTATATCTGCCGTTTGGCACATTTTGTGGAACCGTAACCCGTATCTGCGACGAGTTAACAACCAGAAACTCTGTTCCCTTTATATATCCAGTTCCTAAAAATCCGTGCCCAATCGCCGCGGCACTATGGGATAAACCAGATAGCTCTACAGATTTTATATCCGAAAAATTTTCTCCGAATATCTTAACGACCGTACCCGCCCCACCAGTCCTAGGTTGAACTATGTCAATTGTTGGCGGCTCTGGTATGACCTTATAAAACCCCGTACTTAAATGAGTAACCCTTTTGGTTCTGTTAATCGACACCGGTCCAGTTTGCGCCCCGTCAGGGACTACTCCTAATAGTTCAGTGTCACTTATGTACTCAAACTGTCCAGTTTGCTTCAAAGAAAACGTAACTAAAAATTTATTTGAGTCAACCTGAGACATAATCGCCGGGTCGAAGTTTTCACCCAGCAACGTTACTACAGAATTTGCCCTACCGCTGACCGGGTTAAATCCAGAAATTGGTGTTTCTGGAGCAAATTTGGCAGTAGTTATTACGTTCAACCCGCTTCTAGCATGAATTTTTATTTTTCCATACGTGTTTCCAGACGGAACCTGAACTGTCAACTGTTGATTTGAGTCTACAGAAAATCCATAGTGTATATTACTTGAGCTAGCGCCATCAATTTGCCTGTAATCCGTAGATAGACCACTATCTGAACTGGCTATACCAGTGCACAAGATGTTGTTAATAGAAACGCCAGTGACACCAGAAAAACCATTGCCAAGTAACCTCACCGAAGAGCTAGGAACACCGGAAGGCGGCACGATCCCCGTCACAACAGGGACCGGTATAAAATTAACCAAAGAATAGCCCGTTATGTTTCGGATTGTAGAAGAAATCTGAACTTTCCCGTAAGTTGCGCCGTCTGGCACAATTGCATCTATAATATCTATACCGTTTGGAAGAGCATATACCCTAAAGCTTCTTGCATCGACTTCACCAAACTTGACGCGATCAATCTTATATAGGTTTTCCCCTACTATCTTGACGCTTTGTCCAGCCTTACCTGTTAGCAAATAATGTGAAATTCCGTGTGGCATCTTATGCTTCCGCGACCGTTTGTCCGGCCGAATTTATATCCTTTTTGTTTTTGATGCCGGGGTCCGCAACCACCAGCGTTTGACTCTGAACCTTTCCGCCCTTTCCCTTTAATATTACGGGTCCGGATACCGTTCTCTTTGGTAGTATGAATACTAGACGGCTATCCGTTCCAGTGAATTTAGATATTGTCCTTCCATCAAAAAGAATCGTATGTACCCCAGCTAAGGCTCTTCCGTATACATATAAAACGTCCCTATGATATATTGGGTCTGTCAAATAGTCAGTATATTGTAATGAATTGATTTGGGGCTCGTCCTCTAAGTTGTGTTGTATTATTTTAAAAGTATTTGTAATAAATCCATTTGTGTCAGCGTTTATAGTTTTATCTGTTATTCTCCCTTTTATTCTATAAGTCTCTTGAGATGTCCCAGAGGGATGGTTGAGATACATCGTTATATCTACATGCTCTCCGGTTATCGGCATTGTCCCCGTTAAATTGTTGGTTACCACTGTTGAGTTAGCTGTCTTTTCCCCAATTACAACTCTTTGCGGTATAGTTTCGTCCTGCTTGTAAGAAGCCTTTATGTCTGCTTGGTAGCCGAAAGATATACTCTGAATAGATTCCATCGTGGAATTAGAAAAACCACCCGTGAGTCCAATAACCATGTCCGAAAAACTTAAAACATTTAAATTATCAGGAGCCAATTGCTGAGGAAAATCCACAGAAGTACCAGATAAATTAGCGGATAGATTGTCATAGAAAGTTATAGAGGCAGACACCTCAGCTACTCCATGGGGTTTAGCGTTTATTTGATATGATCTCAGGTATCCACTCTTAAAAAACGCCCCCCCAAAATTTCCACTGATTGGGTTTTCGTCATCTTCCGAGAATTTATTTCTTAATGGATCTGCCCCCGTTAGATAATAACTAAAACTAAGCTCCCCGTTTACACCGTTATCTGCCGCATAAGCGCGAGCTCCTATGTTGTACCTGTCCCCCAGACCATATACGGGCCGTATAGAGCTACGCAGACTAATTGCTACGTTAGAGGCATAGTACTCTATACCGTCCAATGTCAATCTGCAATCTTTATACGTTAAATACATTAGTAATAATTTTTCATAATTAGCGTTGACATAACCAAATCATTTAAACTCGCATTGAGAGAGTTCTCTATGATTGTGGCTTCGGATATATCGAACGAAAGCTTAGACCACGTAGGGCCGCCCACCTCTAACTCAACCGGCGGCCCACTGGTGGAGTCAGAGTCGCACAACACCCCCACAGCATGTAAATTTATATTTTTATCTGGTTCAGAGCCAAAGAGCAAGGGGCCAGCTTTTTGACCAGAAAAAGTCACGTCATAAGCAGTATCTCTTTCTAGCGTTATAGTTTCGGTTGCGTTGATAAACCTCACGTCATATGGGTGCAACCGCCCAAAGGAGAAGGCTGGTTGCCAAGTCATCTCAAAACCGTAATCGAAACCATAGCTTTTGTTTGTCATTGCGCTTACAGACGTAGATATGAAACTTGTCCAACCATGAGCTATGCCCGACGACCTTTGAATATTGTAATAAACGGACGTTGCCGTATTAGACGAGAGCGAACCCGTCGTGTCCCTGTAGCTTTGATAAGAAACCGAGGCGGTAACCGGCTCGTTTGGGCTACAACTCAATGAGTAATTCGTCAAGTAACAGGACGCACGTATCCCCCCAACCTCGACTATTATTGGTGTGTTGTGGAATTGGTTCTCGGTAGCCTTAAGTGCCTGTACGATGTTGTAGTTCGGTTCATTGTTTGTCTCCACAATGTACGACATATTGTATCTGGTTGTTAATGGTCCGGTCGGCGCTTGGTATATGATGCCCTTTTTTCCCACGGATCTTATCGGAGAGAGGGAGTTGGCTCTAGTTATAGAAGCGCTCTGGGCCATTATTCCAGAACCATTTACCGCAACATTGCATTTATTAAAAAACAGAGCCATTAAACTTCCTTTTTCCTATCTTTTTTACACAAAATTTAGCTAAGAAGCTACAGGAATATACCCCGCGTACTTAACGTTTACTACGGCGTTCCCGTTTACCCCCACCTGATAAGTTTCCGAAGACAACTGCAAGTTTGGGAAACCATATGTCCTCAACAAATTATCAGTATTTTTCTCCTTGATATTGATCGTTAAGTCCCTTTTGATAGTGTCGCACGGATACGCGTCAACGTTGTGCGCAAGATAATCATCGACCTCAATTTGAAAATCACAAGTCACCACAACCGGGCTAATTAAGTCTATAAACGAGGCGTATCTACTCCCCAAATAAAACTTCGGATTTCTTTGGCAAGATATATTCACAGAATACGACATTAAACGATTAGAGCTCAGTTCGTCCATCAAAGTTATGTCTATCGCCCCCGGGTCTGGTATCGCCCTTGCAGAGGTTTGATCTTGCCCTATTATCGCGTCAGGTATATCGTCCGTATGCATCCTACCTGCTCTATTGAAAATTTGTATATCGGCACTTATTTGAGGCAACCCCCCCAAAGACCAAGAGGTCGAATACGAAGTTAAATACCCTGATTTGAAAGAGAAGTTATAGGCGGCGTTACCCCTAGCTGCGTCCCCTCGCAACTGTGGGCTGTCCTTAATAATATAACCGTTAAACCCTCGATTTCCAGTAAACTCATAAAACGGGTCATCCCCCGCGTTCATCATCAGCATATCTACGCTAGCGCTAGCATCTACGCCGCCCACCGGGTGACTTGCTGACGGGTGAGTCGGAGAAACGTCTGCACCCAGCCCCCCCAAGAATTTAGTGGGTTGTCCACCAAGATTATACCCTATTTGTACGTTTTGGACACCATTTACCTCCGTTTCGTCCAAGAAAAAACGCTGCTCTCCTCTAGTTATTCTCCCAAATGCCATATCACCTTTCTCCTCATGTAATTACACCTTTTATGTTTTTCATAAACTAAATATAAATGTGTAAAATAGTGAGAAAGGTAAAAGGATAAATATGGCTTCTATATTTGATATTCCCACTTGGGAAGCTGGCGCAACTTACGCAAAAAACGACATAGTTAGGTATCCGTCCGGATCCAACAAACACTGGTACGCCATAGAGAACAACGCAGGCGTCATACCCGACATTACAACAACTGAATGGGGAGGAGTGCGGTCCAGTTCTGGCAAAGATAGACCCCACTTTTTCTGGCAACCCTCGTACCAAACCGCCTCAAATTTCGCCCCTATTGTGAAAGTCATTAAATTTGGAGACGGGTACGAACAGAGAGTTTCCCCCAACATAAACAATAACCTAATAGCCCTTGATGTCAGGTTTGAGCTAAGATCAACCCAAGAAACGCAAGCGATTCTTCATTTTTTACACGCCAGAGGGGCGCTAGAGGCCTTCATCTTTGAGCCACCCGATCCCCTCAATTCAATAAAAGATCAGTTCTTTGTGTGTAGAAATTGGAATAATAGCTTTAATTTTTACGACAATCAGTCTATGGGCTTAAAATTCGAACAAACGGCATCGTACTAATGAATAAAGCTGAAGCGAGAAAAGCTACCCGCAAGGTTACAACCGAGAGCATGTCGGCTAACCCGTCTGCCTTGATTACTCTTTGGGAACTAGACATTACCGACCTGCTTACTAGCAACGTAATAGAGCTTAGAGACAGGAACGTTGTTGTGGAACCCCAATTTCATATTTTCAGATTTCACAACAACTTGTTTCTAACCAAAAACTCAATCCATTGGAAAGGACAGAGATATATTCCCGCGCCAATATTTGCAGAGGGGTTCGAAACCTCCGCCAAGGGAACGCTACCAAAACCGAAACTTAGCATATTCGCCGGTGAAGATGCTATCGAAGAATTTTCCGTATTAAAAAGTCAGATCAACTTAGCTGAACTTATAGGGGCAAAGGTAACCAGAATACGTACCTTCGCTAAATACCTAGACGAAGAGAACTTCAGGGCCGCCGGGTTCGATCTTGAGACGTCCGACATACCAGACGGATTTGACCCAGACTCAAACGCAGAATTCCCCAGAGACATATTTTATCTAGACAGAAAAAGTCGAGAGACCAAACAGGTGTTAGAGTTCGAATTGTCTTCTGCGCTCGACATAGAAAACGTCAAATTACCATATAGAAGAGTTATACAGGGTACGTGTCAATGGCAGTATCGAGGGGAAGGTTGTATGTACGAGTACGGCGGGTCGGCAGAAATAACCGCCATAAACCCCGGCGCGCAAGACTTCAACGCTCGCTCGCCGCAGGAGGACAGGCGCAGTTTCAAGAACTCGCCAATACGCAGCTCCACGAACCTCAACCTCCCCGAAGGGGTGGCAGCAGATGAAGTACCCCGAGAAGTGCCGATCCTGCGTACGCAATCCGTATATGATCATATTCCGTATTGGCAACGCATAACTCTGGTTGAAGACCTTACCTTTTTATACGGTGACCCACAACTAGAAGCAGGCACCATGAG